CTATTTGCCCCGCATCCAACGAGACAAAGCAGAACGCACACCAGCATCAGTTTTTTGATTAACTTCATTTTCCACCTCAAAACGGGTTGTTGCTATTTTAAAAGTATGCTCTTTTTGCTTCTGCCGTTCGCTCTTCTTTCCAAGATGAAAAGCCTTGGCTAATGCCATAAAAAAAACGGCTAAAGCCGCTAACAAAAAAGACAGATTTCTTTTGAACCAAAAAATCATAAGCGCTGTTCCTTAAACCGCTTGGCAACAATCACCAGTCCTGTACAAGCCGCTAGAACCATAATCCCTGCTAACGCCCACTGAATTGGTCCATTACCAACCAAAAAGCCTCCAAACCCTGAACAAGACCCTATAATCGGGGCTAGCGCTTCTACCTTTAAAAGTCCTCTTGCCTCACGTGTTTCTACCCTGTGATAGTTCGAAGCAATGTAAGATCCTTTCGCCCACAAACCGGATTCGGCTGCTCGACGGTTGGATAATCCCACAAAAGGCTTGCCACCCACTTTATTCCATTTCTGTAATTCACTAGGAACAGCTTCATAATCCCCTTGATTAAGCTTCTTCAACAATGTTGACTTGCAAAAAGCTTTCGTTCCTACGTTATAGCAAAACGACACCAATGCCGCGAATTGATTATCCGTTAACGAAACCCTCACCGATTCCTCAACCGTCTTCTCAAATTGCTTTAAGTCTTCACAAAGGATTTCTTCTGCTTGCTCTTGTGTGATACGCAGGCCTTTTTTGACAAACGGTTGACCAGCATTGTTGGTGTGACCATAACCAATGGTCCAAATGCATGCCACATCTCTATATGCCTCTAAACGCAACCCTTCCCATTGTTTGATAAGCTCTAATCCTTCCTTTGATATCTTTCTCATCTGATCCTCCATAAAAAAAGCCCCACAAACGCGGGGCTGGATTAAATAATGTTATAATCAATTTAGCACTAATTATAATAAAAGGGCTCACTACATCCGCGAGCGCCTATTTTTTCATCTTTGTCATAACGAGAATACGCAAAATTCCGCGCAAGATGATGATTGTTAGAGCCACCAGACCAATCGCCTCCCCCCAACATAACATTTATGTCTACACGTAAACTGCTTCCTTGTTCCGCTGTATGCCATTTAGTCACCGGATAACAACCAGACAAAAATTGCCACACATAACCGCATCCATCCTCACAACCAATATCAGATATCATGCGTCTATTGTCTGTATCAACGTGTCCTCCAGACGTCTTAGGAGAAGGCGGTTGATTGCCTGTGATACTGGTTTGTGCATTGCTTCCAGCCATGCATGACGAGAACTCATCACTCGTCAAAAATCTCTTATTAACAGACAAAAAATCAGCTAAATGCTCCGCATAGCTATAATTAGTCGTAATCGGAACACCATATGCCGATTTCGTATTTTTACCTATCCCTGATTGAAGATAAATATCAACCCAAATATTCTTCCACGAATCGTAAACCATTCCCTCTGGATCACTCCTCGGACGGTGATTTAAACTCCAAACAGACTCAGGGAGAATATCCCCCGCTTGATAACCCGATAACGGATGATCTTCAATCTCACCAACATCTGCACAAAGCGTATGAAATCCACCGATTTTTTCAGAATTATGCTCTGTATAGCCATCAGGAGCTGTCGGGTTAGTCGAAAATTCATAGGATAGATCATTATCCCCAGATTTTAGGATAAGATATATATAATAATCTTTTCCAGCTTCAAGAGTTTCTGAAAAAGTCATAGTCCCACGCCCTGGAACACGGTGCACAAGGTACCTACCCCCATGCTCGCCACCATGATAAAAGCGAAAAAATGCGCCGTTGTTGATCACAAGACCTTTTCTATTTGCCGGATCCGCTTCCAGAATTTTGTGGGGCTGTACAAAACGTACATTCTCTAAAAAATAAGTGGAAAGAGAATTCACATTGACCTGAAGTTTAGAAATACTATCACTGTTACTCTCTGCCTTCTCTTGCACTTGTGTCAATGCATTTTTCGCTTCTTCCGCAGCTGTCTTCGCAAGATTTGCCTCTTGTTTGGCTTCTTCTGATAAATTTTTAGAGCTAGAGGCGGTTTGGTTTGCCTGATCACTCGTAGATTTTGCTTCATCAACTATTGTTTCTAAGCCTTCCGCTTTAGATTTCGCATCATTAGCTTCTTTTAGCGCTTGCTCTACTTTCTCTGTTACACTATCTGCTGCACTTTTCGCAGATTCCGCCAAACCCTTAGCTTCTGAAGCTGTTTGCAATGCTTGTTCGCCTGTGCCTTTTGCTTCTTCTAATTTCTCCTTGGCTTCTCTTGCTTCTGTTAAAGCTGTCTCTACTGACTTTTCTACTTGGGATACTGTTTTCGTTAGTTCTGTAACTGAAGAAGTTGCCTGTTCCGATAATCCTTTTGCCCCTTCCGCCATATCCTTAGCATCATCAGCTGTCTGTTTGGCGCCATCCGCCTTAAGACTGGCTTGAGTCGCTATTGTCTTTACTTCATGACTCGTCGCTACCGCTGTTGCGGCTACTTGGGTCGTCTCTGTTGCTGTTTGAGAAGCATCTCTTGCTGTTTGTTCTGCACGTTCAGCAATCGTTTTCGATTCATCGGCTAACTTCTTAGCTTCTTCTGAAACCTGTTGCGCACCGTTCGCACGCGCCATCGCTTTTTCTGCCTCTTGCCTTGCATTGACAACCTGTTCTAACGGTGCAAAAGTTTCATACGAATACAAAGAAGCTGTCCCTAAAATCTTCGGAACAACAACGCTACTTTGCGAAGTGCCTTCTCTGATTTCATCTTCAGTCGCTACCGGTATCAAATACTCATGACTATGATCGGGGATCTTCATCTGCTTTCCTCCTTACTCCCTCTAAAGTCCTTCATCCAAAGAACACTCTTTCAAATCTTCAAACTCTTCTCTTAAGGCTTGCAAGCGCTGCTCTATATCTTTCAGAGAGCCATCAAACTCTGTTTTCAAAATGCCTCTCATCAACTCTAAAACGCCATTAAGAGGCGCATGTACAAAACCTCCCCCTGAATACAAAACGACCCGTACTTGGGACGGGTCGCTAAGCTCTGATATCGCAAACGGTTTTAAGGTCATTTCAACTCCTCATGTTTTAATCCCATAAATTACACTCACATTAACGGGGCGCGTTTCAGCGCCACCAACCCTCTCTGCCATAAGGTGATGTTCATGATGCGCTGCGTCATGGATACCCTCTTTGATTGGCATCGAATAATATAAAATGTTTGCAAAAGGGCTCCGGATAAACCAAGGCAAGCGAGGCGGCTTATCTTTATCGGTAAACCAAAAAGGAACCTCTACTTGTGAACTTCCTGCTATTTGGTCAAATTCTTGATTACACCTTTCCAAGGCATCCCCACTCAAGCCTAAACACTCTTCATCCAGAGATCTCTTTCGCCTGCTAAAAGAACCTTCAGAAGAAGAAACATCCCGTTTCTTTCGATCTGAAGATGTTGAACCTATTAAATGTTCATGCGCTTTTAAAGAACACGCTTGCTGACTGGCAAAGGAACGCCAAGGATCTAGACCACGTTCATAATCCATGCCGCGTAAAAACATCCCACGAAAATCCGGAACATTAAACGTCGAAACGCCATCTCCCGCGCCCCATGTCGTTCCTATCGCGTCAAACAATGCTCTATACGTTCTTCGCGAATATGCTCCCCCATCACAAGGCAACCAGCCTTCTGGCAAGCGTTCCATTGCAAAAGGACCAATAAAACCTGACGGTAAACGCTTTAAAGAAGACGCTTTTCCCCTTGTTGGATTGAGAATTTGCCAACCGCTTATCTCTTCATCATACATAACAGTATAAAGACAGCCCTCTTGAATCTCGTCTCCCGATAAGGCTAATAAGCCGCTCTCCGTTGCCTTATAAACGGGCTTGCCGGCTAAATTATTCAAAGCAATCGTGGTCGCCCCAACGTTTTTACCTTTCGCTTTAAAACAAACCGATATCCCATTCTGATATTTCAAAAAATCCGAGGGACTTTGAAGACGTATCGCACTCGTCTTTTGTTTATTATCAACCGTAACAATGCCCTCAATCACTCCCCCCGTATCCGATAAATACTCGCTGACCCTTTGCATCATAAAACGCGCGCTATTATTGACCGTGGTAGGGTGTTGTCCCTCTGACCAATTAATCAAGCTATCTGCTCCACCATTCTCAGATGCCGTTAAGGACCAATCATAGATCGTTGACATCGTGACCTCACGTCTTAATCCCAAACACAACACTCATATTAATCGGGCGTGTCTCACTGACACCTGAACTAACCAATTCAACATCACGCATCTGAAGATGAGAATGGGGAAAGGCAAGCCCATGATGCACCCGTATATCCTTTGCACGCACACCCAAACGTTCGGCAAGCTTTTCCCTTTGCTGTTCATTCAGAACATACCCCCAGATAATCGTCATATCTCCATACCAACTCTCTTCCTCATTGGCATCATTCAAAATCGTAACCGATTGTCCGCCATGATCATGCTTTCTCATCGCGTCATGCTGTAATGTGCCAAGATAACGCCAACGGTCTATCTCGCGGTCATCATCAACACCACGCAAAAAAACGCCTCGCAAATCGGGAACATTAAACTTCGTCCAACTATCACTACCACCCCACCGTGTTCTTATTGCTTCATAAAGAGCAGGATAATCACTGCGCAAATAAGCAGCCCCATCACAGACTAACCAGCCTGCTGGCAAAACCTGCATCCCAAAAATCCCTATCGTACCAGTAGGATAAACCGAAGTCTTCGAATCTTGTAATAAAGGCAAGGGGGTAGGATTTAAAACATGCCAAGCATCATCCCTATAAACCAAATGATAAATACACCCCTTTTGAAGTTCTCCTCCTATCAAAGGACTGATGCCTAACTCCGTTGCCTTATAAACCGGCTTTCCTCCTAACGCATTCAAAGCAATTGTTGTCGCACCTACATTCTTTCCCTTCGCTTTAAAACAAACCGATATCCCATTCTGATATTTCAAAAAATGTGATGAGATTTGAAGGCGTATCAACGTCGTCTGTTCTTCCGCATTAACCAAAAAGGTGCTTTCAATCAAACCACTCGTATCCGATAAATATTCACTTACCCGTTGCATCATCACACGCGCGCTATTATTCACGCTGCTTGGACGTTGCCCTTTCGACCAATCAATCAAATCATCACAATAGGCGTTCTCAGACGCATTTAAAGACCAATCATAAATCGTCGACATCGTGAAACCTCATGTCTTAATCGCAAACAGAACAGAAACATTCACTGGGCGCGTCTCACCTTCACCAGAGCTTCTCAAGGCAACCTCTTGATCTTCATCAAGAGCATAGGGACTTGCAATATAGCCCCCTAAATTCTCACGCTCTATACCCATAAAATTCGCTAAAGAGCCACCCCCAAACAACCCCATACGATACCCCAAAACAGCCGTCGTATTCCCATCCCAAAAATCTTCATTGCTGGTAAAATGTGACATCGAAAGTCTCTGTCCTTCATGCTGATGTGACTCGATTAAATCTGTTTGCACACTTGCAAAAGAACGCCCTTCATCAATATGACGACCGCTATCAACACCGCGTAAAAACATTCCCCGAAAATCCGGAACATTAAACGTCGTAACACTATTCCCTTCTCCCCAAACCGTCCCTATCGTCGCGAACAAATCACTATAATCAGTCCGCGAATAAGCCTTCCCATCACAAAGCAACCAACCTTTTGGAATTTCACGCATCGCAAACGTTCCGATAAAACCAGTAGGATAAAGACTGAGTTCTTCTTCTAAAGGGATAGAGGTTGGATTAACAAGGTGCCAACCATCTCCATTATAGACTAATGTATAAATGCATCCCTGTTGGATTTCGCCGCCCGATAAAGGACCAATCCCTAAGGCGGTCGCTTTATAAACCGGCTTGCCCTCTAAAGCATTCAGAAAAACTGTTGTCGCTCCAATATTTTTATCCTTAGCCATAAAGCGTAAAACGATACCATTCTTGTATTCTAAAAATGCCGATTGGCTTTCAAGACGTATTGTACTTATTTGTTGGCCATGATCATTCGTCACAATCCCTTCAAGCGTTCCACCCACATCTAACAAGTATTCCTTGACACGCTGCATCATCACACGGGCGCTTTTATTTACGCTACTAGGGTGCTGTCCTTCGGACCAATCAATCAAAGCATCCGCGCGCGTGTTATCCGCTGCTCTTAGCGACCAATCATAAATCGTTGACATATCCTAGAACCCTAAACTCCGTAAAATGTCCGCATGAATTGCGTCATCAAAGGATTATCATCTTCACGCTCTTCTTCTTCCAAAGGCTCTTCCTGTGACCCTAATAATGCCCGTAAAACCTCCAGCAAGTTCTCTCTATTGCCAACGCCCCCTCGCGCGATAGGGCTTGCTCTATAAGGCTGTCCACCATACATTTGAAATACACGATTAACAAAATCACTTGCGCGCATTGCGTTATTGCCTGCATTCAAACCAACCGCATTGCTGCCAACCAATTGCGCTGCATTGGCATGGGGATTTTGCAAAAGACGCGCGGCACCCCCTGCCCCCTGTTGATGTGCTAAATACAGTTCCGCATCTGTAGGCGCCCTTCCCAACAAACGGCTTAAATGGTTGCGATTATCAAGCGTAAACCGCCCCATAGCATCGGCTGCCTGCATAGGGTCAAAACGGTCTTGTAAGCCATATTGTTTCGCGGTGCTGTCTATAAACTGATATACCCCACCCGCAGAAGAACGTGGATTCCTTGCATTGGGATTACCTCCACTTTCAACTTGCGCAACACGGTATAAATAGCTTTCCGGCAAACCATATCGCACCGCTGCTTGACGGATCGCTTGATCAACTGAAGGGTTATATCTAGCCATAGATTTTGCTCCTTGCAAATCTGCCAGCTTCCCCCATCAATGCCGAAGAAACAAAGTGCCAGAAACGTTCATTACCAATTCCTGCTTTATGTAATCGTATAAATCTTTGTAACATTTGAGCAACTTCTTGCTGGGTCATACCTTTAACGCCAAAAGTTGTTAATTTTGCTATATCCCGTTCAAATATTTGTCTTTCTTTTTGAGGCAATTTTCTAATCGTATCAGATAAAATATTTTGAGTAATTTTTGCTCCAGCACGTGCTGTACTAACTTTTCCGTACGGAATATTAACACCTGTTAAAGGAGAAACCTCTGGTGTTCCTTGAAATGGCTTTAGTGCTCTTTGCGCCGCATCTTCATAAAATCTTTCATCATCTACAGCTTTCCTAAACGCCTTAATGTTTTTAGAATTTAAAGACCTGCTAAGATTTTTAGACATGCTACCTGTTTGTAAAATATCCGAAAGTCTATTAATAGGGCGGAATTGTTCTAATATGTCATCGATATAATCTCTCATCCCCACATGATAAGTATTGAGACCATCCGGCATTGCTCCTTTCCGAAAACCTTCTGCAATTCCTGCTCCAGATACATCTCTTTCTGCAATTTTTTTGCCTTGGTTTATAGCTTCTTCAAAACCTGCATATTTTGCCGCACTACCACGCGCTGCTTTATAAGTATGGGAGATTTCGTCCGTTATTTTTACCAAATTGTTCTTAATCAATTGGTATCCAGAGCTCTTTTGCTTATCACCAAAATTTCTATATTTTTCAATTAATTCATCTAGACTTTTCTTAGTTTGATCTAATAACTCCATTGTAGGCTTATAGTTAAGATGGCTAAAATTTTTATCATAAAATCGTTGAGCAATTGCTTTGCGTGGATCGCCTTCTAAGATACTAACTGCTTCTTTAAGGGCATCTTGAAACCATTTATTTTTGAAAAGCCTATTAAGAGCTGGATAATGTCTTTTCGCGATTGGAGTTTGCATCGCTTGTGCATAAAGATGTTTATACTCTCTTTCTCCTTGCTCTTGAAGAGACCTTTTTAAAACTTTCGTATCTTGGAGAGGGGTAATGTTTTCATCTGCCGATTGACCAATACGGCGGATAGCGTTCTGTACCCTTTCCCCATGAGCATGTTTCAAAAGTTCAGAAACGCGCGTATTTGTTTTTCCAATATTAGCAAGCGATACTTCTAAATTCGGACTAATATCTGTCAAAAATGCGTGACGCGGCGCACTTGCAAGGCGTTCTGCAACATTCTCAACACCATCATCATATAATGTTTTTGCAACTTCCCTAACCGCTTTGGTTTGAATGTCTTTATAAGCAGGATTTAAATCCCCTCTTAAAAAAGGAACATGTTGCAATCCATGTCCCGCTTTTCTTACTCCCCAAGAAGCTCCTGTACCAGCAAGAGAACCAATAGGACCAGCAACAGCTCCAATACCACCACCAATCCCTGCCGAAGTAAGGCGGTCATAAAGACCATCTCCTGCACCAGAGCCATGCAAAGCACCAGAACCCGCTCCTAAAACTGCCGCCTTACCAAGATTTCCAAATGTTGATAGCGCAGAACCTACTCTCAAAAATCCAAGCGGAGGGATAAATGAAAGTGCTGTTGGTACAAGCGAACCAGCAATATAACCAATAGAAGACAACACTGGATGTTTTTCTTCCAAGGCTTTTTGGTAAGCACGTTCCTTAGCTACCCGTCTATTATAGATCTCTTCTGCTCGTTTATCGCCTCTCCAATAATCCTTAAATCCCGCTTCATTCGCCGCTTGTATCTCATCACTATATCCTGCAGTCAAACCAGACGCACCATGACTTCTAAGTGCATCCCACCACGTAAGATCTTTATCATCAAATGAAAAATCATCTGTTGTAGCTTGTTTTCCTTGATTATCTTCAACTTCTACAAAAGATGAAGTATTCGGAATGGTGTCAATTAATTTGTATTTTGTTAGCCAATCCGGTATAGGCTGAGTTTTATTGTCACCCAAATCTGTAGCATTTGAAGTATTTGGAATAGTATCGATTAATTTATATTTTTTAAGCCAATTCGGTATCTGGTTACTGTGTTCTTTTGGAAAAGACGTCATACAGCTTACCTTTCATAAATTCTTATGCCGTCGTGAGTACGAACGGCAAATTTTGATCCTTTAGGAAGTTTTTGTATCTCTTCATTTGTAGTAATAAACGATACACCTGCATACTTTCCCGTAAGAGTTGACGAACCTATAGAATGCTGCGCGCTACTTCCAAATGCTTCATCCACATCCGCAGCTGTTATGTTATCATTCATCAAAATAGCTATTTGAGCATCTGTCGCTTTGTTATAAATCTCCTGTAAACGTTGCAAATTCTTTATAAGATCCTCAGGAGATGAACTCTGTTGCAAAGCACCATAAACACTTTCTAAAGTCTTACCTTCCCTATCAGTCAAATTACCCAATCCTGAAGCGCCATTAGGTGATAGTGCCTTAATCCTCTCTAATTTATGAAGCATCACTCCGCCCCTGATAGCTTCAAGATGATTTTTTAAACGTGATGCTGGTGTATTCCACAAATACTGTAAAAATTGACCAATTGCACCAGTAGATGCTTTAGGATTTTTCTTAAGTATCTCAAGTGCTTCGTTTATCGTATACGCTGTACTCTCTCTCATAATTTTGGCATCTACTATTTGTAATTTTTTCAACTCTTCACGCTGTTGTATCTCTTGATATGCCTTAGATCCCTTAATAACCTTTGCTTCCAACTCTCCAGTTTCAGGATTGTAAACATGCTGGTAATCAGGAGAAAGTGTAGGTTTATCACCACCTTTTAGCAATGCACTAAGCATTTGAGGATTACGTGCCATGACAGCAGCTTCTTCTTCACTGTAACCTTTAGATTTCAGATACTCGACGGTTTGATTAACCTGCCCTCTTTGTTTATCGCCTTCATTAAGATGCTTCACACCACTTGCAAGCGCATCCCATCCAGAACCACCGGACGGTGCTGCCGACATGCCTGCAAAAAGATCTTGAAGCTTTTTATAAGCATCTGATTGAAAGAACTTATAACTATTGGATTGTAAAAACTTTTCTAAATCTGTTGGTTCAGAAGGCGGTGTTTGTGATGTAGGTGGCAATGGTTGTGTTTGGGGAACATCAACTTTAGGTGTAAGTTCTTGTAGGGATTCCTCCAGTGGATTTGGCATAGGTGGATGATTTCCTACACCAAGAGGCATTTCAGTTTTAGGTGCCGTAGAAGGCATAAATGGTCCATATGGCTGCTGCATATTCTGTAAATAGGGATTGGAGGGGGCTTGAACTTCCTCTGGTGCCATCAAAGGGGCGAGAGTCATCCCCGCAGCAGTAGATATAGCACTCTTTGGATTTGCTTTCATGAATTGTCCCAATCTTTGCGCCCCTGTAACCGCTTTTGGAGCCAATCTGGGATAAAGATATCGCATAATATGTGGTGCAAATCTTGCTCCTGCCACTAAAGCCATTGGGATTATCGGTGCAACCATAACGCTCTCCTACAAAACTATTGTTTAATTATTCTTCAGTTGTTGTTGCTTAGTAAGAAAGTCGATGACTTCTTTCGACATTCCTGCTGCTGCTGCCGCTCCTGCTGGACCACCCATCATGTAACCAAAAGCCATTGGTGCTGCTTGAAGGGCTAGAGAACCTACAGTTCCTACATTCCTCCAAGGATTATTGCCTTGCACCAGAGAATTCGTACTGTTATTCGTTGTCGTTCCGTAATTTCTTGCAAAACCATGGCCAGCATTCATCAACATGTTCAGTCTGTTCCAACCGCTATTGTCTTGCTCCAGCCAACGTTCGCGATTGGCATCAACAAGCCGTTGATTATAGTCATTAAGAACAGATGAACCCTGCAACATATTGGAATAGGCATTGTTGTAAGAGGGAAATAGGTTGCCTACCATGCCTAAGCGGTTCTCATTCAATTGATCAATCATCGAATTTGCTTGCATCATATGCTGTAAATCCCTATCACGCCGGTTATACTTGATGCGGGCTAATTCATCACTGAGCCCCCTCTGTAACTCATTTTTATGAGCACTAGAGCCATAAAGACCGCTACCCAAAAATTGCCTATTAATACTATTTCTTATCTCACTTAAGCCCTCTTTAAGTTCTTCATCAAAATGAGAATTCGGTCCCATCAAACCACCAGACGCAATCCATCCAAGGTTCTTCGCAGCTGCCGTTGGCGTATTCATCAAATGATTCATATAGCTTTGATATTGATGAGGAACACTTCCAAGCCCTCCAATGGCTTGATAAGTTGGAGCACTTAACGGCGCAACGCGCGGTCCACCATAAACATTGCCACCAATCCCTGTGTTATACATTTGATAGGCGTCTGCACCACCACGCTTAAAAACCCTCTCCATCCAAGCAGGCGGAGCGCTCGTTTGTACCTGTTTTTGTTGTGTTGTTGATGGTGTTTCGCTCCCCATGTCACAATTCCTTCCTGTAATAAAGCATCGTTATGCCATAACCTTGCTTGTCTAAGGCGCGCTTCCAACCAAGACGCCCTAAAATCTCTATCTCAAAAGCGCCATTCTCACGCGCCCAATCCTCTGCGACTTTCAAATTGTCAATCTGATCAAGAACGCCTTTGCCACTACATTCACAAATCAAAGCACGCTTCTTTCCCAAAACGGTCTGTTGTATCTGGGTCGTAACAGCCGCTAAAAATCGTTCATCATCATCCAAAACAAGCCATAACTGTTTCTTGCCCGTACAAATGGCTTCAATCAGTTCTTGCAACGTAACTTCATGTTTAAAACGCTCTACATACGCGCTTAATGACGCAAGGATATCTTCAAAATACGGGGCTATGCGCTCCAGATCCCAAGAACTGGTCAAATAGACTTTTGCCATTATCCCCTGCCTAAAGGACGTAAATCCACATTAAAGCCCGTAATCATCGTCCAAGGTTCATGTTCTGGAATACGTAATTTAAAGCGGTGATAACGATTGCGTGAGCGACCATGGTAAGCACCCGTGACATAAGAACATATCCTCTCCCTATGCCATGTGATCGGCATATCATGATTGCGCAATCTTCTTTCCCCAATACTTAAAAGACCTTGCGTCGTGTCAACCTCTGCAAACATCTTCGTGATAAAGCTAAAACTGCCATCCGGTGCCCCCAACTCTTGTGAAATAACCGTTGCCTCCATTGGGGCTCCTGTAAACATAACAAGATGATTTTGATCATCAAAAGCACCAAGGATAGGCGCACCACTTTGCCAACGGGGGCTGTCTAAAGAAGCCGGCAAGCTCTCAAGATTGATCGAGATCTCATCCAACTGTTCTAAAGTATAACCTGTCGTAAACACTGGAAAGAATGTGAAAGGCTTTCCTTGTATCGTCGACCATTTCTGCAAACCCCAATCATAAACAAAGGTGGTTTGCTCGTTGTTACCTCTCTTTAAAGACCAGTAAATTCGGTTATCAACGGGGTCTATAATCCCTTGCATCTCATCAAGAGCAAACTTATCAAATGTTTTAAAGACCGTTCTATCAACTTTCTCAAAGCCTATTGGCAAAAGTTGTCCATCAGCAGTCATCTGATAAAAGCCACCATCACTCGCAAAAAAGGCGTCACTGCCGCGACAAGCTATAGAGGCTGCACTGCGCGCGCCTCGCTTGTCTTGAATCTTTTGAAAAGCAAACGGGCTCTTGGAACCTAACATCAAAGAACCAGCATAAATAGCAGAACGAAGAAAAATGAGAGGATTAGTCGTTTCTGTCGCCCCCTGCACATATTCTCCATCTTGGAAATCCATATAACCACTAACGTTATATTGAGTCTCCCATAAAGTTTCATCGCCCTCTCCTGACCAATGAATCCGATTGGGATTATCTGTCAATTGCATCAAACAAACAAAAGGTCCCCAAACCTTGACCAATCCCGCTTTCGGTGGATTGCCCCCTAAATCTTCAAATCGTTCGGAACTGAGTAGCTTAAAAACTTGTGGTTTATCATTTCTATTCACAGCAATGACCATGTTTTTAAAAAGAGCAAACGACCATTTGTTCTCTTCATTTGCTTTATAGGTCACACCAGTTTGGCTAATATCTTTCCAACCCTGCGTTTGACTGTCATAACTATAAAGCTTTTGCTTACCTCCAACAATAATCTTAACACCATTGCCACTTCTAAAAGCTATGCAACCCAACGGTTTTTCTTCCAAAGGAACCTTAGAAACAACCATTGCACTAGACATAGGAATGTAACCGCCATCTGCCGGTAAAACATTCACAAGGCTGTCTGTAAAACTGCCGTTGACAACCGAAACGTCCGGTCTGTAATCAGCTATAGGAAAATAAACCATGTTAGAAATCCGTTGGAATTATGCGGGTGACGTTATGGCGTTGAGAGGTCTCTGCACGCAATTCATGCAACTGCTCGTTAAAGTCATTGTAAGCTGCCGTTGCACAATCGGGTTCTTTAAGGATATTCTTGTACAACTCATATTTTGCACGCGCCTTAATCAAATCAAACGCGTGCACAAACCATAGATGCTCTTCATCAACACTCTCTATCTCCGATAACCGCTGTGGAGAGAGAATGAGTTGAATTTGATAGGCTCTGTCCGGTGTAGGATAAAGATGCAATTTCCTATCAAAGTAACTGTAACAAACCGGCGTTCCTTGCTGTTCTGATCGCAACAAAGGCTCTAAGGAAACATGGTCCTTACACTCCAATGCAAACTTATGATGTTGATTAGAACTCAAATAAACGCTTTTGATTTTAACAGCGGTTTCAATATGGCGGGTATCGGTTGCGTCATAAGCCCCTTGCCCCGCCCTTGTTCGAAACACCACATCACGGCTTTCGTTAAAGTAAAAAGTTTCCCTCTCACAAAAACGAATAGCAGCGAAAATACTTTCTTGGATTTGAGATACATATTCATCCGCAACATCATCAATCTCATCTTGAATGACTGACACCAAGTGTGAAAGCGTTCTCCTATGACGATAAACATTTTGACCAGCAGGTATCGGTCCGCCCGTCCTAACCCGAATATAATGACGCGCCATTAAAATACCTTTCCCTAATTGAAACGAACTTGACACTCCATACCATGTGTACTATAGTGCTCATATGGTAGCGATAATAAAAACAACAGATGAATTCGATAAATGGTTAGAAAAACTTAAAGATAGAAAAGCTGCCAATATGATTCTTGAAAGACTTCGTAGAATTCGTTCAGGACTTTTGGGTGATGTTAAATTCTTTAATGGCATAGGTGAATTACGTATCCACTATGGGGCTGGTTATCGAATTTATTTTGTAAAAAAAGGTGATAAAATCATTATATTGCTTTGGGGCGGTGACAAATCCACACAATCCAATGATATTCAAAAAGCCTTATCTCTTTTAGAGGATCTTAAAAATGAAATTGAAAACCTTTAACTTCGAAAAACACCTCACAAAACCAGAAGATCAACAAATTTTTCTCAATGAAGCTCTTAAAACCGGTGATGCTGCTCATATCGCAGATGCTATTGGTATCGTTGCCAGAGCCCAAAATATGAGTGCCTTAGCAAAAGAAACCAATCGCGAACGCAGTGGATTATATCGCTCCTTAAGTAAAACGGGGGACCCCAAGCTTTCTACCTTAATGGCTGTCTTATCTGCTCTTAATTTGCAACTCTCTGTACAATCTTGCAATTCATGAATATAAGGGGAGTTAAGTGATTTCTCCCCTTAATTTCAGTGATCAGTCACGAATTGCACAACCACAACACATTCACCAGCTGCTGTTGTTTTGTCACGGGTTGCATAAAGAGTTAACTCCTCATCATAGGGAACAAACTCTTTTTGACTGGTTGATGTAAATTCTTGTGTTCCTTGAGCTTTTATATCCTTTTCACTGAAATCATTGCCACCACGGGTACTTCCAATCTTCAACTTCGCTTCCGAAAATGCTGTTTTAACATGGGCTTTTATGGAAGTGATCAAAGCGCCTCGAGGTAAGGTGCCTATTTTCATTGTAAGATTCTTATCTTTATGCGAGATGTTCAAACGTAAGAAACTCACCTGCTGCGTAACTAAATTTCTTCCTTGTAGGGTTTGTGGTAATCCTTCTACCATGTTTTATTTCCTTTCCTTGAAAATTAAGAGGGGTTTTCTCCAGAGCAAGTTGAAATAACAACTGTTCCGAAATCTTGCGCGTTTTGTCCTCTTCCAGGCATTTGGAAACGTGTTTTTTTCATCCCTATGATTGTTTTAGCTGCAACACCATATATTCGTTGATAATCATCAAGCTCTTCAACCAACTTATAGCGCGTATCTTGATTTTCTGCTCCAAAGGCAAGCATCACGCTTTGTGCTCCTAATAAAACAGCACGACGAACATTATCTGCAACACTACCATCGGATTTAACACCATGAGTCACATGCTCTGATTCACGTAAAATCACACCGTTATACATTCCTAGTGAACCATCAAAGATCGGATTCTTAGCACGTGAACCTGAATAAACCGCCTTTTGGATATCAAGCCACTGACCCGTATCGGTATTCGTCCTCAACTGCATAACTTGTATAGGGTGAAGATACATCACGTAAACATTGGAACCACCAACCCGTACTGGTCTGATTTTAGGGTTAGCCAGCTTTGCAACTTTTACGGCTTCATCGATAAGCTTCAAACTAAAGCTATGTTTGCCTAACTCTTTTACATCTTCATCCTTGCTTTTCCCATCTGGACGTACAATGCGCTTGCTACTTGGTGCTAATGGCGCATTAAAACCATAATACAATTCGTCAATGTCAATCTCACGCCCTTCAAATTTCATTGTAGATGCTGTGTATCCGCAAACTTGAAGAAAAAACATTAAACTCAAACGGTCGGCATACCAATCAACCAATGCTTTGTGCGCTTCATCACGTAAACTAAACAAAATACGTTGTTGATCAATCGTACCTTTATTCTTTGTCTTAACTGCATTATTAAGTTCATTGATATATAATTTATCATGAAGGAATTGGAGGGCTTCTTCATTACCTTTAAGCGTTTCACCCTCGCTTACACCACGCCCCATAATTTGCGCTCGTAAGCTAAACGTAACACAATCTCCGCCTTCTTTCCTAAGTTCATTCTTAACTTGAATGATACTATTGGAACCTTCTCCCATTAAGGGTTCTATATCAAGCGCTTTAGACGCCTCATAATTTAATCTCCTTGACCAAGCCTTCACCGCTTGAGCATCATTTATAGGTATACGTGTTATTGCCATTTATTTTGCCTTTCTTTGCTATAAAAAAACCGGCTTAAAGCCGGCAAAAAATCCGCATCAAAGGCGGATTACATTATGCGCGTAGACTATAATCAGCCATCGCGCCCCATTAACTTATCATAAATGATTTGATTTTTAGGATTGCTATACCATTCTCCAAATTCTTTATCAGACATATTTCCAATATCTTTTAAAGTTATAGGACCAACACTGCCCCCACCACCTGATGCCGTTAAGGTTCTCGCAGAATTCTGTCGACTTTGAAGCGCTGCAATCTGATCATTGGCTTGCACCGCTTGGTTTTGGTAACCTAGATTTTGCGCTATCCTATAAATCTCTTCTGCTGGATTGAGGTCTCTTTGTGCACAAGTCGCTACAAGCGCATGCAATTGATCTTTTATAATCGCATCTATTGTACTCTTTTGCGCATACTCTGGATAAAGTGACGACCAAGAACTTAATTCCTTTGCACGTGCCTCATAAAGAAAATTTGCCGCAGCATCAAAATCACGGGTTTTATCTTGAAACGACTGAACAGAACTGTTGAAAAACTCACCAAGACGCATATCATGTTGATGCTGTTCCTCAGCTTGTCTTATCGCTTCCTTCTGTTCCCGAATATACGCATCTTGCTTTTGAATCCTATCTAACATCCACGACACTAAACGGACAGGGTCCTCACGTAGATCTGGAGGGGCGCTGTCCCCTTCAGCCATTGGCGCTTGGGGTTGCTGTTCATAAAACTTAACAAGGGCTTCACGGGCTTGATTGGCTTGTTCTACAGCACGCTGCCGATCTATAGGAACGGTTTCTGAAGGCTGTTCAACGGGCTCTGCAACCGGCTCTTGAGACGTGACATCATCATGGCTCTCAACCGTTTCGACCTCGTGATCAACATCAAAAGAGCCCTCATCATCAAAGGCTGGTGCTCCAACTCTGTAATCCTCATTTAATCCTTCATTCATTTCTGCATTCATTCTTTCACCTTTCTCAAATGTTTTTTCCTCGATACATGATCGCTCTTTCTCGCCTGATCCGATTTTCTTCTCGCTCATTGGCAATACGCTGCCGTTCAAGCTCATGTTTATCTTGCATGATCTCTGCGTCCATTTGTGCCCTCTGATGACGCATGTACAATTCAATCTGCTTTCCTTGTAAATCCATCTGTTGCATTTGGCTTTTCGCTGCTATGTCCTGCTGCTTTTCTTGCAACTTCATTTCTTGTTCTGGTGTCATCTGTTGCTGCGCTTGTTGCGCCATTTGCTGTTGTTGTTGTACCTTCTCACTGACACGATTAAGCAGTGACGCAGGCAATGGGGAATAACGCATAAAATCAAGCATAATATCCGGTGTAATCACATTTTGAAGCAACGGTAAAAATTCCATGATAATGCCAAAAGTCCGCTCTTTCTCATTCGGACTGGTTGGCGCATCATCGACCACAATATCGTAATCAACACTCATCACCGCTTCACGCGTCAACGGAATATATTGCGCATTCTCTTCTCCAGAAATCCGTACCAAACGACCATCAGACAGATAATTCTGGATCAAGTGTAAAATAAGCTTGCCTTGCCTTTTGCGATACAAACGCAAGCCATCAAACAAACAAGCAAGCAAGTTTAGACTGGACTGACGTCGTTGTGCCTCCAAAACCCCTGCTTGTGAGACTTCTCTCGTCCCTATAAACTCTGGCGATAATCCCGTGACCTGATTAATTGCTTCTTTCGCCTCATTAAACAGCTGGAAAAAACCCGTTGGAAATTGTGCTACGGGCTTGGGTTGTATCTTTTTATTAGCTAAAGCATTGAGTTTTGTCCACGTAATACCATCTGTCCTGCTCCAACTTTTTACTGCTTCTCTTTCATCTTCAAAAGCCCCTCGTTCTGCCATAATCCCGCCTTTGGATTGGCTATTGAGAATATGCATGACTTGACTAAAATATTTATTCGCCCACCGTTGTGGATCTTTTGTAGGACGTACAACCCCATAAAATTGACGTTCTACCTTGTCAAAATACCCCGTGATACATTCCCACCCCAATTGACCAGCAGGAACCATCGGTTGATCGGGGCATAGTAAAACTTTTCTGCCTAAAAAAGCGCGCTTGACCACCTTTTTATTGAAAGCCGCCCCTTGGATATCGGGCATCATGCATTGGAGTTGCTTAAATTCCTCTTTGCTATAATCACGAAGTTCTCCAGTGCTTAAATCGGGTGCTTTGTAATATGGCTCGTTTTCAAACCAACGACATTCAACGAGCGTGACCATTCGGCGACCGTTTTCAACATCAATGCCCCTCTCATCATCATAAGCCTCTGAGTTGTTATGATGAACCCCTTCATAAATATTCCCATCCTTCGCCCAATCTGCACTCAGTTCACTCCAATGGGATTTTGGAAACATTTGCCTTGCAACTTCCAAAGGTTTGCGGTCCACATACCACATACGTTGTGCATCCGTTAAATTCGGTTGCACTGCCGCGCTATCCCAAACCATCTTCAATGGATCTAAACGCCTAATAACCGGTTCACCATCAAGACTGTTCTCATAATCAAGTCGCGTATCCGTCCAGCCCATACCGCAAATGACAGCATCTTGAAAAGCATCGGAATCCGCATATTCGGCTTGTGCCATATCGCGAAACCATTCTGCCGCCCCTGTAAGCAATTCACTTGGCAACGCTTTCCCTATTTGACGGGGGATAAACTGCACTTCACGTTTATTATTACGCTCTGACCCCACAACCGCATTGACCAGCGGGGCAATACGATTAAATGTCATCACGGGGCGGCGTTGCTCTTTTAATGCCGCTAAATCCTGTTCATTCCACTGATCTCCATTGTAAAAACGAAAATCTTCACGCGCATGCTCACGCCATTTGTTCACATGCTCAACATCTTCTTTATACCAACTCACAAGCTTGCGAAACAAGCCTTCTGTCGACAGATCTGAAGCGTTGCTATCTTTGTCTAAATGCTCTTCATCATGCATCATTCTGCCATCCATGACGTACTCTCATAAGCTTCTCTACCGCTGTAAGCTTGTCTCTTATGTTTCTGCACCGGTTGCTCATAACCCACACACATTAATCCAAAAGCATCCGCCCCATGACTCGACCAATCATGCTCTGCCCCTAACCCTATATTCCGCTTCTCATCCCATTTTTCATGATACCAACTGAGTGCCTTACGACCCGCTACGGTCGTTTCCTCATTAAACCAAACAGAAGGTAAAATACGCCGCACTGCCTCTATCCGCATTTTGACAGCACCAGCCCCTTGATTGGGAATGACTTGCGTTTCAAAACCCGCATCATTAAGAGCACTTTCAAAACTTACATTGTGCACACGGTCTCTGGTCGCACCATCATGCGGCAAAACCATCAGTGCCTTCTCATAACCATTTTGCCGTAACCAGCCGATATGTTCCGATAATGGCTGCCCTTGTGCCTCGTAATAATCCAGCACTCTGATCTCTCTGCCAACAAACTGTGCTATCCAAATCGCTGTGGCATCTGCCTTAGCACCCGTCCCCCCAATATCCCAAAAGGCGCGTATCTGCATTAAAGGGTCACGTGCAACACGCCCTATCCGCCCTTCTTGCTCGGCTGCCAACATCTCCTTTTGGTAGTAAGCCCCTTGAACTGCTGTAAGATAAGCCCCCTCCCATATATGCTTATAGGTCTCGGGGCGGGATCTCAAATCATCAAGCCGCGCTTCATTCAAGATCTTGGGAAACTTCGGATTATCGGACCAGTTGATCTCAACACGTTTAATGGCTTCATTATCCGAAAAGCGAAATCGTTTCTCAACTGGTGCATTATCCCGTAACGGATTCCATGTTACCCATAACTCGGCTCTCCAACCCTCTCCTTCTTCACGCAATGTTGGAATAAGCGTCTGCCAAGCTGTCTCTGTAACCGGCTCTGCCTCATCAACCCAACAGAGTAAAATACGCCCCATGGACTTGATACTTGCAATATTACGGTCTAGTCCACAAAACTGAAAGGCTATACGACCATCAATCGACTTAATTGAAGCCTCTCCTACCTTGTAATAACCCTTTAAAAAGTCATGGGCTTCAATGGCGCGCTTAATTTCCTCCAATGAACTCTCTGCTAGCGAATTTTGAAACTGACGCGCACAAAGGATAGTCCCCGATATCCCTTGCATGCCAAATTGATAGCCTTTTAAAGCCGCCATCAAAGCAAAAGATCTTGTCTTGCCAGACCCCCGTCCACCCCAAGCTGCTCGAACCAAAGCATCCCCTGCAAAAAGTGGAATAAGCTTTGGTACGATCTTAATCTGTCTTGTCGTCATTCATTAAAGGCGCTATTTCCACACGCCCTATCATGTTAATAGCGCCCCCATTCTCACCCGTCACTTGCAAAGGCAACACTTTACCAAGCAATGCTAAATAAGCAGCAGGGCATTTGACTGCTTGCTTTTTTAGATAAGAAACCAAACCTTCATTTCCATATTCATTACCTGCCAATTCAGCTGCTTTAATAATTGCCTCTTTAAGAAGACGTGTATTCTTGTTTTGAACCCCTTTCACACGCCCTTTTCCAGCATTGGGAGGCATAGGCTTTTTTGTCGCTTGTAAAACCTGTTCTGTATTTTCGCATGTCATAAAATACGCCCTCCAGATAATAAAAAACCCCGCATTTGCGGGGCTTTAAACTGTATCCTACCCTCATTTAGATACAATACGACTAGTGCCGTAATTGTCATTAAATACGATTTGCATCAATTTGTCAACATGAAAATGATACGTATTGATACAATAATGAAATTAATATAGAGATGTGAAATTTTCAATTTTCCCTAACACAGAGAGAAAAGATGTTTTTAGTAATATTACTAGTTTGGTATTTCGATATCATCAGCTTATGGACTGCTTTTATAATAGCAATTATTGCTCTTGCTTGTTATGAATATAGTCTTTTACAAGCAAAGAAAGAACTTAGGATGTTAAAAAATGATTCAGAATATCAAATTGGGGGGTTAAAAAATGCAATTTATCATTCAGAAGCTGAAATTGAAAAGCTAAAAGATGAAATTTATGATTCAGAAGCTGAAATTGAAAAGCTAAAAGATGAAATTAAGGAGGCAAAAAATACAATCAACTATTTAAGATCTACAATATATTTTTCAGAAAAAAAATATAAAAAATATGAAGAAGATTAGAATCTGATTGCCAGTAAACCTAACGATCAAAGTACTTCTGAAGAGCATTAAGAGCAATCTCTAGTGAACCCACCAGATGCGGTAATTCTTGATCTTCTATAACGATGCACTGTAGCGCAGAATGAAGATTGTACTGTCTATAGAGATGTTGCGCTTCTTTTATTGCCTCTTGCATGGCTTGATAATGACGGGTCGCTTTTTCAACCCACTGTTCAAAGCTATTAGGATCTGAATTAGTTGAAACATCATCATAAATCGCGTTTGGAAATCCTTTTGCACAAAGGTAATTATTTCTTATCTGTAGGTACTGTTGCGCGGTATCATAGTGCTCTTGTGTAAGTACACCTTGCAAGCAAAGCCGCCCTATGTAAGTACCAGCGAGTGGATTTTTTGCGTCATATAAGGTTAAACCGAAGCGTTTTGCACGCATTTCTATAGCTAATTTATCAATGGCTTCACGCGGTTCTTTTGCACGTGATATACGACCATTTGCTTCTCTTATCTGCCCTGTGATTCTAGGGCGTCCCCTCTTTTTATTTTTTTTCACATATAACCTCAGACACCTGTTTAACGTTTTCCCAAATTTCCTTTGAATTTGACGATGTTTCTATACTCAAATGCACTACAAATATCAGCAACAAGCCCACTATTGAAAAGATTGTAAATTTTTTCCAATCATCACCATCATTCAACACCCATATGATGACAAGTATCATTATTCCAACTAGAAAGCCTGCCACTACATAACAACCTCCTATAATACTAGCATTATGTTGTAATGATTTTATCTCTTGCTCTGTAATAGTGTAGTAATGAACTGGCTTAGTTTTACAGATTTCACTAAAGCTATGAAGCGGCTGCTTATCGGACATTTACACACCACCTTAAAAAGGAACATCATCATTTAAAGCGTTTGTAGGCATATCAAGAGGTCTGTGAATGCTTGCATAAGCAGATGACGGCTCTTGATCATCATTATTTTTGCTGTCTAAAAGCTGTAATTCGCCTTTGTAAGGAGGCAATACGATTTCTGTTACATACCGTTCACTACCGTTTTTATCTTGCCATTTACGGGTTTGTAAGCGCCCCTCGATATAAACTTTGCTACCCTTCTTAAGATACTGAAGAGCTACTTTTGCAAGATGTGGATTAAACACCACAATGGAATGCCACTCTGTTTTGTCTATTCTCTTATTGGTTGCCTTGTCTGTATAGCTTTCAAACGTTGCCATTCGAAAATTGACCACCTCGCCACCGGAAGGCATTGTTTTACTTTCGGGATTTGCACCTAAATGACCAATTAACATCACTTTATTAAGCATTTGCTTTGCTGTCCTTTTTATGGGAAATGGCACTTAGAAACGAAAATAACTGATACATAACAACAATATAACACATTATGCTATATTATTACAAGCAAAAATGGTTTTAATAAACTGAATCTAAAGAATGAATCATGTTTTTATTTTACTTATTTGCTTGTGTTTTGATACGTAATGTGTAATAAAAGAGGTGTTCGTAAACTTACGAATAACGATAACAGAAACGCATCGCAAAACAGAAGCCGCGTTCATAAAGAGCGCGGCTTTATCATATGAACAATCATCATCAAATATTTGAAATAAACTTGTGTTTATACACAAAGTATGTATTTTAGTAGTGAAAAGATTTTTTAATTCCCCTTATTCTTTTCAATTTTATTTTATTTGATTCATTAGCTATAAAAGCCGTATCAATTCATTTTGATGCGGTTTTTATGTATTAAGGCTTGCGATTTTGCACGTTTTGTGTAATAAGGAGGTATTTTCCTCTTTTTGTTTGTATCTATCAAAAAGTAGTTTTGGATTGGTTTTGGAATCAAAAGCCGTGTCTTAAAGGACGCGGCTTTCTTTTTTGCTATAAACCAGCCCCCCGCCCCTTATTTACGCTGCTTTGTTTTCACTCTTGTCATTACTACAAACATCATGACAAATCCTTTGCTTGCCATTAATAACGGCATTGCCATAAATTTTTACACCCTCTGCAATAATAGACCTTTTGGAAACGCACGCATCATCATAAATTTCTACTTTTTCATAAATACGAGCATTCTCATAAACACGGGCATTCCCATAAATCTTGACATCTTTATAAACAGCCGCTTTCCCATAAACCCTAGCATTATTAAAAATATGAACATTCTCATCTATATAAGCAGACCCTGATACTTTTGCATTCCCATAAACAAAGCCCTTTACATAAGCACTATGCCAAACCTTTGCATCGTCATAAATTTTTGCCTCTATAGAAATAAAGGCTTTGCCATAAACCACGGCATTGTCACAAACTTGACCACAAATTTTTGCGTTCCCATAGACCCTAGCATTATCACTAACTACGCACTTGCCATAAACCCACCCCTTGCCACGAAACCACATGCTACCACTCACACTAGCATTATCATAAATATGGACATTGCCATAAACATGGGTATCACTCCCGTAAACTTTAGCTTTATCACGAACTATAGCATTCCCATAAACTTTAGCATTTTGAGCAACAATGGCTTCATTACGTACCTTTGCATTTTCACTAACAACAGCATTCATAGCAACTATAGCATCATCATAAACCCAGCAATTGCCTTCATGAGAGAGATTGCTTTCCTTTTCGATAAAGCCCCCTAAATCCCCCGCCTTTATATCATCAAAATCCCTTAAAGCACGAATGCGATAAAAGTTTCTAGGTTGATGAGTTTCAGTATCCTTAACTTCTTTTGTTTCATCTGTAAGTTCATATTTTTTAGATACAGTTGTCGTGGTCATAGGTAGCTCCTAATCTAATATTCGATTAATTTGTAAATGAAATGAGATGTTTTAAAGAGGCGCCCCCGCCGCGCCGCTGCTGTTTTAAGCTGCTTTTTCTAAAGTATTATTCGAGTTATATATGACTTTATTGCCACTATAAACCTCGCCTTCCTTATGAACAAAATCGCACTCTCTTAATTTTGCTTTTCCTGAAACTTTACCATAAATTTTTGAATAGCCTGAAATTTTTGCATTACCATCAATAATTCCGTGAATTTCAGCATGCCCTTCAATAACAGCATTCCCATAAACTTGCGCATTTTTATAAAGTTTTGAAAAGCCTAGAATCTTTGCATTGCCATAAATTTTTACATCAGAATAAATACAAGCATATCCTGAAAGTTTAGCATTGCCAAAAATATGGGTATCATTAAAAACCCAAGCATTATAATGAACATGAGCATTCCCATAAATTCTTGCACATGGATAAATACGTGCAAAGCCATAGACCTCTGCATTGCCGTAAACAAAGCCACCCACAACAGCCTTGCCATAAACACGGGCGTTTTCATAAATACAAGCTTCTACATTAACATGAGCATACCCACTTACAACGGCATTATCGTAAACCCGCGCATTGCTATAAACCTTGGCTTTACCTCCAACCCAGCAATTGCCATGATGTGATAAATTGTATTCACTACCTATATACCCCCCAAGGTCACCTTTTTTCACATCACCAAAATCTCTTAATGCTCTAATTCTATGAAGTGTATTAAAGCCAACCTCGATTGTTTCACCTGTAAATTCGTATTTTTTTGCGAACTCTCTATTTTTAAAAGAGCCATTATCATCTGTAATAAAAAAAGAAGATTCTTGTTTTTTAACTGTAGCATTCATGCTTGTTTTCCTAGTTATTTAGAGTTTTTAATTGAAACCCCATAAGGGCGTCGGGTGCTAAAAACACGGTAACTAGTCCGTTGCTTATACTTTTCCCTCGCGAAGGGTATTGTATGGTATAAGCACACCCGACAAAATCGTTATACGCTACTTAAAGCATAAAAGACAGCCAGTATTTTAAGAAATGGGAGAAACCTTATCGTGGTTTACCCGCTAGTTATTAGTGGTTTTTAAGCACTTGTCGACTTTCTAAACCAGCCATTCCTTAAAGTCAATACGTATTTTTTATTTTTTTTACTTTTTTTCATTTTGATGCTTACATAATTGAATATCGAGCGCTTTTTCTAGCTCTCTATCCATCTCATCACAAGACAATGGATAACCTCTCTTCAAATCATTCGTTATCTCACTAATCAACTGATCATCTTTTGTACGTTTTTTGATTTGAACATTTACCTCGTCTATTAATGCTTCATAACTCAATACGCTTTTTGGCAAATTACCACCGTATATCCACGCTTTCACTTGCGCCTTCGTGCTGAAATCCGCATTCGCGGGCGTCTCATGATACTGACCGCCTTCAAATTCTTCATATTCCCTCATTCCATCATCATATTCGTAAAGATTATAAAAATACTCTGCTACCCCTAATCCCCATGGTGCATATCCAACCGCCGTTGCAATAAATTTCTTTTGCTGTCTTGATTTACGATTTCTTAAAAACATTTGATTTAATATCCCCTAGTCTAAATCCATAACTTTACCTATGGGTTTATTTGCCTCATATTGGACCGTACAGTAGCGTTTTTATTTTCAATGTGGTTTTTATCATAAAAATCTAAAATCGCTCTGTACGGTACTTTTTTAGCTGTTTAAACCCATATCTATTCTCAAAACAATCAGCACTTTTCACTATTTTGCTGTTTTTCACTCAATGCCCTTTAAAACTTCTTCAAGTTCTTTTGAACGCTTTTCAATGCGTTCTGATGATATCGTCACCTCTTGATTTTTGCTCTTGATTTCTGGCTTTTGAAGGTTCTTAAGAATGCGATTAGCTTGCAAACGAATACCATTTTCAAGCTTTTCGCAGTAACGATAAAAATCTGCTGTTGAGGGCATAAAGGTCGCATTTAAACCCTCTGCTTTGCCTTTCAAAGCGTTCTTTGTCGCTGTTTGCAATATCCAACTGCTTATGCCGTTAAGAGCGTAAAAATACGCAAGTGCTGTTGCTTTCTCATCTGATCCCATGGGGCTTTTGAGACCATTTGAAAGGACAAGATACGCTGTTTGGATTTCTTCTTCCGTCGCTTTTTTTTCAAGCTTTTGCAACGCATCAGTAACCAATGCTGTAACTCTCTCCGCTTCTGCACTCAATGGCTTTTGCTCCGTTTTCCAATGGAATGGTGGTTGTGTTGTCATCCTCGAATAAAAATCTGTAAGCACTATCTGAATTTTTGATATTGGACATGAGCTGTGCAACTCGATAACTCCGGCCGCGCTGTTGTTCTGTTTGAAAATTGGTTTGTTTTCCATATTGTTTTTCCCTTTCTAATTTTTCTCGTTTCTTGGCTAGAAATCCATATTCTTGGTGTGTAATCCACTTGTACCAAGCCTTTTGCCAATCACTTTTTTTAGCATTTCGATTTGGATTATCTTGCCAATGAAGTTTAAATCTTTCGAATTCTAATAACGCTTCCTCATGCGTTAACCCTTTATCGATTGCGTATTGCAAGTTAGGTTCGAAATCAGCAGGCAATCGAAACTCTCGATTAGCTTTCGCTCGTTTTGCTTTCTTAGGAACGCTTTTTTGCTCGTGAATGGGAGGTTGGTTTTCTGATGATGTTTCGATTTGTTCTGATTGGCTATCAACATCATCACACTCGATTGGCTCGTCAACCAAATCGGTTGTTTCTAAATCTTCAAACTCAGTTTCTTTTTTTGATAAAACGATAGTTTTATTTTTTTTATATATATTATTCTTATTCTTTATAGCTTGATTTTGCTTGTCGTTTGCTTCAGCAAAAAAAACGTTTTGCTTAATTTTTGCTTCAGCAAAATCATTATTTTGCTTAACGTTTGCTTCAGCAAAATTATCAACGTGTTGTTTTATATTACTTTTCGCTTGTGCACCTTTTTTACCAGCTTCACTACGAACTTGTGATATGTGATCCTTTTTATCCGAAAAATCTTTTAGCTCTTCTTCAACACGCGTATTCCATAATCCATCATCTGTCTCAATAAGTTTATCATTCCTTATGAGATACTCGACAGTCGTTGAGAATTTTTTTTGTGAACAATGACAAACGCGTGCAAGCGTTTGAAAGTCTGTTTTAAGTGGTGCTTTTTTTTCATACATAAGAACAAGAAGGGTTATATAAATCCCCCGTTGTTCAGATGTCATTCCATTTGTACCACTTATCCAGTCATACAAATTAAATCGTATCCACGGCATCCCATTAGACATGCCTTACCTCCATTTCTTCATTATTATTGCAAGTGAAATTATCTAGCTCTTCATTTGAGTTATTGAGTTCTTTTTCAACTTCTAAATTCCACAAACGACCATCGTCTAAACGTATGATGACTCCATCTTCAATCAAGGAATTCAAAGCTGCTTCAAACTCTTTTACTGGATAACCAACCACAAGAGCCAATTCCCTTAAGTCATTTGAAATAGGCTCACCAATATGGAGCATTAGAAGTCGCAACATGACATAGATACATTTCTCGGTCGGCGACAAACAAAAAAGAGTCAAAAGCCATTTGTATGCAAAAAGCCTCGTCCATGGTAATTTACTGGACATACCCCAATTCCCTTTCTTTAATTAAATGTAAAATCGCTAATGTTACCTGCTGTATGCTTTATCTCTGTAAGCCATCTTTTAAAGCGTAAATAACGCATCCCACCGCCTTCAAAACGGCGTGATTTAAAGTCAACGGTGCCACTAAATATGTCACCACTCCCTCCACACATCGCCCACCCCGTCTTCGTACCTAGATCAAAACAAAGAATCGTGCTAATCACCGCGCCGCTCCATACATAGTGTGTTTTATAAGATTGTTTTTTTCTAAAAATGAAGGAAAGAAGGGTGTAAGAAGTATGCAAGCGGTTTTAAATTGGATAGAACAACACCCTACACTATTTTCTGCACTTTCTTCGGTTGGTGCTTTATTATCAGCAATTTTTGCTTTTCGTTCTATTAAACAGACATTGAAATTAAGAAATGAAGACCGAATGGAAGCTGAAAGATTGAGAAAAGAGGATAAAAAAAACTTTGAAAAAACATTAGCTAATGCCATGGACATAGCCAAAGCAACTAAACAACAAGCAGAAGCGCTAGAAAAGCTTACCAACGTTCTAGAAAAACATACAGAAATTTTAGAGCAGAGAAAACTTAATGTTCTTGTACAACGTACAGCGATGTATAATGATCCTGATAACAAATCACAATTATTAATTGATATATTATTAACCATTGTAAATCCTACAAAACAAATAATTAAAATTAATTCCATAAGTATAGATAACGACAGAGGTTATAAGTTTATTCGCGCAGTCTATCGTGGAGTTACTGATTCAACCATTCTTCCCTTCGGAGATATATACTTCATCCAGCCCCAAAGTCCCAAATACCTCTGTTTTAAACAACCCAAAACAGAGCCTCTAATACATGGAAATATTGATCCATTTAGCCTCATAGCTTTTGGCTCATTAGAACTAATTCTTACCATTTCGCTTCTAAATAAAAATCCATTAATTTATTTAATATTTACTATGGAACACACTGCTATAGATCCTGAAAATCCACCAGAACAATTGAATTTTTTCGCTCACTGTATTCGCTTAGACAATGCCTTCAATCCACAATAGTTTTCCCAGGTATTAAATAACGCTGTTGTTCCTCAGGACTTTTTTTAGCCAGTTCTTCAAATGTAATTGGCTTTAACTCCAACAAATGCCTCAGTAATTCTTGAGATCTTGACCAATAGTCTAATTGTGAAAATGTAACGGTATTTCGCGGTATAAACCATTCTTCAAAGGCTCTAATAACTTTAATTGCTTCATTCTTTGTCTGTTCATCCCTCATGAATTGTTGCAATAATTCCTGCGATCTACCTTCTTGTTCATCTGTAGAGGGATTTAGTTCTAAAAACTCTCTTACAAGCGCACAAACATCTTCAGAGACTTGAACATTGTCATAAATATTTTCATATGATGTTACACATTCTCGCCCTTGTGGATTCTTCGGTAAACGTTTTTTCTTTTCTTCTTGAAATTCTTGTAAATGTTTAATTTTTTTCTCATTCTCTGCTAATTGTCCATCAATCAACGCCCGCTGTGACGCAATTAACTCATCTCGTTTATCCACCGCTTGTCTAAGCATTTTTATGATTTTAGAATCAGAATAAAACACATAACATGAACACAAATTAGCAATACAAGATATAATCAGTGCAACTGAAACCATCTCCCACCTCACTTACTTTTCTTCTTATTCTTCTGAGACTTTTCTTTTACAGATGCATCACGCTGCTTAAGCTCTTGTGTAAGCTTTTCAATCTTTTTATTAAGAGATATATTTTCTTCAAATTGACAGCATAGAGCTATATCTTTCCGTTCAAGCGCTTCTTTATGCTCGTCTTTAAGCTTCTCTATTTCTTCATCACGCTGCTTAAGCTCGTCTTTAAGCGTCTCTATTTCTTCATCACGCGATTGAATTTCTGCTATGAGTTCATACATAGATTTGATGTTCTTACCGAACGTTTCATCATACGCATCCAGCTTTCGCTTTAGTAAGTCAATTTCCTCATCACGCGATTGAACCTCTGTTCCATCCTCTGGATTCAGTTCATTCTGTTGGTTCAATTTCTCTATTTCCTCATCACGCGATTGAATTTTTGCTTTTAAGTCATCTATAATTTCGTTTTTCTGTTGAAACGTTTCGTCATACTCTTCTATTTTTTGTTCCAATCTCGCAATGTATGCATCATACTTTCGTATATCCCCATCACACTCATAAATTATATTCCTATCCCCTAATATAAAATCAGTATTTATTTTTTTAATTCTTTCCCTAAGAGATTGAATCTCCTCTTTAAGCGCCTTAACTTGGTTGCGATAATACAAAGCAAAACCCAACATCACGACATCGATAAGTAACATTGCAAAAATTGCTATTGATAAAATTTCATTTAAACTCATTTTGATCTCCTAAGGCTGCAAAGTCTCGCCGATGTTCTCAACACCGCTGCTCTTGCAAATTTTCGTAATTGGGGGGCGCTGCTCTTGCATTAATGTCTGCAAGCGCTCTGGATAAAAAAAATCTTCTGGACGTAAATCTATCCCATGTTCACGCGCGTAATTTAATAATTTTTGTTGGTGCTTTGCTGGTATAAGAGTACGCCATCTAGAAACAGATGACACATCTCTTTGCACTATGGCTGCTACAGTTTTTAAACCGCCTAAATATTTTATAATTAATCTTGAAGCCATATGTAATCTCCATAACAGCGCAATAAATAATTGCGTTTTATGCACAAGTCAAGACAGTTATGCCTTTTTAGCATTTTTGCATAAAAGTATATTTTCAAGGATTATATGAGTCATGAAACAAGATATTCAGTCCCAACTTAAGCTATGGATTAAAGAGCGGCTTAAAGAACGTGGACACGGTGCACAAACATTATTAGCTTCACATCTAGAGCTGCACCCGTCAGCAGTGAATCGCATGCTTAATACCTATCAAAATGGGAAAACTCGCGATATAACCATAGATGAGTTAGTAAAAATCTCTGAGTTTTTTAATGAACCTCCACCTAGCTTTTATAAAGAAGTGGATTTAGACTTCATGAAAATGTGCGCTTCTCTCGAACCTGCCGATAAAGAAGCCGTACTTGATTTTCTTGAATTATTAAGAAAATTAAAAACAAAATAAGCAACAATTGATTGCTCCTTTTCATTAAATAACGAAAAAATAGCCTCTATTTTTTTATCTATATTACTCATAACACCTCCTAAATTGTGGATAGAGTATAAATTAATTGCATTTTTTAAGAATAATTTTTTGCGTTTTATGCAAAATTTTAATTGACTTGTGCATAAAACACAATTATCAATGCACCATACCCTGAAAAAAAAATCCTATGTCAAGGCATTTTTTTCAAAATGTATTTAAATATTTTGATATGGAGGTAGTTGTGAACAAACCAGTGCTTATAAATTCTCATGAAATTTTATTAGTTGTCTGTGAAGATGAAGAGCAAAATCTCGCGAAATATGGACCTTTCTTTGAAGAAAAGGAAATCATCAACTTTATCGACCAAGCCGATAATGCGGTGCAAATCTTCCGTATAGAACCAACAAATAACCGGTGCGAAGATATCTCTGAAGATACCGCTGAATTATACCTTAAAAAGTATGAAGAAGAGCTTTTTGAAGAAGATATCACCCATGATTTTGTTCTACATAGCTCCGCATACGGTTTTTTCTTAGATGATATCAAACGGCGTGAATGTGAAGATAAAAGGTACGGTACTTATGAAGAACAGCACCGTTATCCTTGAGATGTGCTTTAAAAACTATGAAGGGCGTTTCTAAGAGCCCCCCTTTTTCAAAAAAATTACAACACAAACCAATGCCGTTCTTTTCAAGAGCGACAAAGGAATACTCTAACTTAAAGGAAATAAATCATGGAAAAAAAATACGAACTTACTGATGAGAAAATTCAACCTAGCTTTAAGAAACTTCATAGAATTAGAGCATTGAGAGATTTTGGAGATGTTAAAGCTGGTGATATCGGCGGTTTTATAGAAAAAGAAGATAACCTATCCCATGAAGGCAATTGCTGGATTGGTGATAATGCTCGTGTTTATGGTCATGCACAGATTTTTGGTGATGCCTTGGTTTATGATGATGTCAATGTTTGTCGTCATGCCAAGGTTTTTGATAATGCCCGTGTTTATGGGAACGCATGGGTTTTTGATGATGCACATGTTTGTGGTAATGCCGAGGTTTATGACCATGCCGAGGTTTATGGTGATGCCAAGGTTTATGGTGATGCTAAAGTTTTTGATAAGGCAAAGGTTCTTGATGATGCCAAGGTTTATGAAAATGCATGGGTTTATAGCAATGCCAAAGTTTTTGGCAATGCCAATATTTATGGCAATGCGCGAGTTTTCGGTAAAGCAAATGTTTCCGGTAATACGAAGATTTACGACAAAGCTAACATTTTGGGGAATGCCGAAGTTTATGGCAACAGCTGTATTTATGGTGATGCACAAGTAACTGGAAATACAGAAGAATCCGAAAACGACACTGTTTAAGGTAGGGGGTAATCATGGAAAAGAAGTACGAACTGACTGATGAGACAATCAAAGTTGATGATCACATTCTCCACCGTATCCGCGCCTTAAGAAACTTTGGAGATATTAAGACTGGTGATCTAGGGGGGTGGATAGAAAAAGAAGACAACTTAAGTCATGAAGGCAACTGTTGGGTTGGTGATAATGCTAGGGTTCATGGTCAGGCACAGATTTTTGGTGATGCCATGGTTAATGGCAATGCCAAGGTTTCTGGTGATGCCAAAGTTTTTAATAAAGCTTGGGTTTTTGGCAATGCAAAGATTTTTGATGAAGCGCTAGTTTTTGAAGAAGCTAAGGTTTTTGGTCGTGCCAATGTTTATCATAAAGCGTGGCTTCGTGGAAAAACTGCTATTTTTGGTCGTACCGAGATTTTTGCCCTTATGTCTGGTAATAACATCATTTGTGACAGCGACCAAGTACCCAGAAATACAGAAGAATCCGGTAACAATACTGTTTAAGGTAGGGGGTAATCATGGAAAAGAAGTACGAACTTACTGATGAGACAATCAAAGTTGGTAGAAAAACACTTCACCGAATTAGAGCATTGAGAGACTTTGGAGATGTTAAAAAAGGTGATCTAGGTGGATTTATTGAAAATGAAGACAACCTAAGCCATGAGGGCAATTGTTGGGTAGCGGGTTCGCATAGACCCTTTGACAGTGGATATGTTTTTGATCATGCCAAGGTTTTTGGCAATGCCGTGATTTCTGATAATGCCATGGTTTATGGTGATGCCATGGTTTATGACAATGCAAAGGTTTTTGGCGGCGCCAAGGTTTATGGTGATGCACGTATTTATGGAAATGCCAAGATTTATGAGACCGCCTTCGTTTTGGGTCGTGCATGGGTTTATGATCATGCCAAGGTTTATGGTTGTGCCGTGGTTCGTGGTCGTGCCAAAGTTTATGACCATGCAAAGGTTTATGGTTTTGCTAACATTTATGGGAAAGCCCACATTCGCGACAGAACAAGAATTCTTCAAGATATAAAAATTTAACAATCAAACCAAACAACTTTTAACACATGCGTGACTCACGCCACCGGTGAGTTGCGCAAAAAATAAGGAAATAAATCATGGAAAAAAAATACGAACTAACTGATGAGACAATCGAGGTTTGTGAACGTACGCTTCATAGAATTAGAGCATTGAGAGACTTTGGAGATGTTAAAGCTGGTGATATCGGCGGTTTTATAGAAAAAGAAGAGAACTTAAGCCATGAGGGTAACTGTTGGGTTGGGGATGATGCCTATGTTTGTGCTTGTGCACAGATTTTTGGCGATGCCAAGGTCTATGGCAATGCCAAGGTTGGTCGTGATGCCAAGGTTTCTAATGATGCCCGTGTTTATGGGAACGCATGGGTTATTGATCGTGCACATGTTTGTGGTAATGCCGAGGTTTATGGCAATGCACGTGTTTATGACAATGCAGAGGCTTCTGGCGGCGCCAAGATTTATGAGAATGCTAAGGTTTATGGCAATGCACGTGTTGGTAGCAAGTTTGATGTTTCTAGAAATGCCGAAGTTTATGGTGATGCCATGGTTTATGACAATGCAGAGGCTTTTGGCGGCACCAAGATTTATGAGAATGCTAAGGTTTATGGCAATGCACGTGTTGGTAGCAGGGCTCGTGTTTTTGGAAATGCTAAGATTTTTGGTGACGCAAGGATTTTTGGTGACGCCGAAATAACTGGAAATACAAAAATATCCATAATGGACCCTCTTTTAATGGAGGAGGAATAATCATGGAAAAGAAATACGAACTTACTAATGAGACAATCGAAGTTGATGGATACATTAATCTTTTCCGTATACGTGCGTTAAAAGATTTTGGAGATGTTAAAAAAGGTGATCTTGGCGGTTGGGTAGAGAGTGAATATAACCTATCNTCAAGCTCGTTTAGGTAAAGTCACCGCATCAAACGTTTATAACGTTATCAGTAAAACAGCAAAGGGAACTCCTACAAGCAAATATGAAGACTACAAAATAAAACTCATTACAGAGCGTTTAACGGGTCAAACAAGCCCCTATTATGAAACCGAAGACATGAGATGGGGTATTGAAAATGAAGAAGATGCCTTGAGAGAATATGCATTCATTTATGATACTGACGTTACTCAATGCGGCTTTATCCAACACCCCACAATAAAAATGGCGGGGGCAAGCCCTGATGGTCTGATTGATGAAGATGGTCTAATCGAAATCAAATGCCCTAGATCAACTAATCATATGCGTTTCATTATCGATAACGAAATCAAACCTGAATATCTTGCACAAATGCAATTCCAAATGGCTTGTACGGGGCGCAAATGGTGTGATTTTATCAGTTATGACCCACGTTTTACGGGCGATTCATCTCTCTTTCGTATGAAAATCAAACGCATCCACCGTGATGAAAAGAAAATTGAAGAGATTAATCAAGCGGTTGAAAGCTTTTTAGCAGAAATAGAACGAGAGATACAAAGAATCTCAACTAAAGCCGCCTGAACTTTTGGGGGGCTTTGTTTTAGGTTCTAGCATATTTTATAGCCCCCCACCCATATAAGGAAATTAAACATGTGTAATACCAAAGATGAGAAGCCTTGTTTTTTTACCATTGGTTATGAAGGAAAATCATTAGACCATTATCTGAATTGTCTTATAGAAAATAATATCAAAGTTTTGTGTGATGTTCGTAAAAATCCAATAAGTAGAAAACATGGTTTTTCAAAAAGACAATTAGATAAAGCTGTAAGCAACATTGGCATTGAATATATACACTTGCCTGAACTTGGAATCGCCTCTGAAAAAAGACGCAATCTGAAAACACGAGAAGATTATGAACATCTTTTTAAAAATTACCAAAATACAACTCTTAGGGATAATCTTCATGCAATAGAAAAATTATACCAGCTTTTTTTAGATAAAAAATATGTTGCAATTACTTGCTTTGAATCTGATGTGTGCATGTGTCATCGGGGAGAAATTACGAAGGCTCTTACACAACTCAAAGATTGGAAATATGAAATTAAACACATCTAATAAATAACTTACAACTTTAAAAAATGAAGGTGTTCTATAACACCTTTGTCCCCACCCATTTGTAATTATTCTCAACACTTAGATAATAAGGAAAGTTTTAAATGAAAGAAGAAAAATTAATAGATTCAATAAAAAAAGTAAGTTTATTTGAACAAGCTTTATTATCAATGCGCATACAAAGGCTGGTCAGTATACAAGATCTCTCAATTTATCTTGGAATGTCTATGACCTCTATTAGAGATCTTGTAAAAGCTGGATCTTTTCCTAAACCAATACAAGAAGGACGATACTTAAAATGGGATATCGTTGAAATCGACCACTATATTGAAAGCAAAAAAGCCGAAAGAGATGCTATAGAATTACCATCACTATCGTAATAATCAACGCCCCGTTATAAAAGACGCCCACTGCTCTAAAAGAACACGGCGCTGCTCTAAAAAATCAGTCCTCATATAAGCTTTTGTGACTGAATTCCCCACTGAATGAGACAACGTAAATTCCGCAATTTCAAATGGTGTTGACGTTGTCTCTGCTATCCAATCACGAAGACTAGATCTGAAACCGTGTGGACGATAAGTAATCCCTCTATCTTTCATAAATTTAGAAAGCGTCATATCAGATATAGGCTTTCCAGAATTTCCAACAAATAAAAATCCATTTTTTTCGATTGTTTTTGCTTTTTCAATAATAGCAAGCGCTTCATCTGTAAGCGGTACGCGAAAATCAAAAACCTTTCCAACTATTCCCTTCATATTCTCTTTAGGAATCGTCCATATGGATTGATTAATTTCCTCCAACCGTATATGCCGAATTGGCATTGAACGAACACCGGTTAAAATTAAAAGCTTTAAGGCTAAGTTTGATACAATATTATCATTTAAAGATTGATAAAAAGCCGGAACTTCTTGCCATGGCATAGCGGGAATATTTTGAACATTTTGGATAAACTTTCCCAATAAAGCTTTTGCTTTTGGTACCAATTGCATATCCACATCTATACCACGTGCTGCCGCATGTTTTACAGCAATATTCAAACGCGATAAAGCTTTGCTTGCCGTTTCATTTTTTGTTTTCCAAATAGGCGATAAGCACTCTTTTATATCAATCTGCGTCAATTCAGTAATTGCTATATCTCCAAGCTTTGGAAAAACATGCAATGTAAGAGGCGTTAACCACCTTGCGGCTGTACCTTCATTTTTCAATTCGCTTTTTTTGGCTTCAAAGGCGCTTAAAACAATTTCTCGTAAAGAAATACTATCAATCGACCGCTGTAATTTTTCATTATTCCTTTTACGAATCGGGTCAATACCTTGGTGCAAAAGATCACGGCAAGCAGTAGCTTTAAGTCTTGCTTCTTTCAACGATACAACGCTACAAGAGCCTAATCCCATTTCACGACGTTTTTTATTGAAATCGAATCGAAAAACCCAACGTCCTTGATTCTGTGCTGTTTTAATAAGCCATAGCCCAGCTCCATCCGCATATTTCCCTTTAGGTAAATTTTTTACAGATAATGCGGTCAATCTATCACGTGTTCTTGTTTTCCTAGTCACTTTTTAAACCACCTTTTGAACCACCTTTTGAATTGCGCTTTTGGCGGATTCATCAGATATCAAAATCGTATAAAAAAAACAATTAAGGAAATAAAAACAATCATTTATAAATGAAATTAAATAAACAACGATATCAAGTGATATTGTAGAGAATCTATAAGTGGTGCGGATGGAGGGACTCGAACCCCCACGGTCTCCCGCCAGAACCTAAATCTGGTGCGTCTACCAATTTCGCCACATCCGCTTAAACTTAGCAAGCTAATAACCTTATACAAGCGGCGTTTCTATACCATTAATTATAGAAAAAAAGCAAACAAATATATTAAAAAAAACTCAATATACCTCTTTCTTACAAAGAACAAAAACAAAATCTATGCTTTTCATACACGGCGACTTACGCTAATAAGTCGACTATGTTAAAGACATTTGATACTCCAATTCATATTATCGGTGGCGGTCTTGCGGGGTGTGAAGCAAGCTGGCAAATCGCTCAATCAGGAATTCCTGTTATTTTGCATGAAATGCGTCCCGAAAAAAAATCAGATGCCCATAAAACCGATAAATTGGCAGAACTGGTTTGTTCAAATTCCTTTCGTTCTGATGATTCATCAACAAATGCCGTAGGACTTTTACATGCTGAAATGCGATTAGCAAAATCGTTAATTATGAAAGCAGCTGATGCCAACAAAGTCCCCGCTGGGAGTGCTCTTGCTGTTGACCGCGATGGATTTTCAAAAACCGTGACATCAGCCCTTGAAAACCATTCGCTTATAACGATCAAACGTGAAGAAGTTCAAGAGATTCCTAAAGATTGGAAACATGTTGTCATTGCAACGGGCCCCCTGACCTCGCCTGCACTTGCTCAAGAGTTACAAGCAATAACCGGTATAAAAGCCCTTTCTTTTTATGATGCTATTGCACCTATTATCCATACCGATAGTATTGATATGAATATTTGTTGGTATCAGTCTCGCTACGATAAAATTGGTCCTGAGGGAACAGGAAAAGATTATCTTAATTGTCCCCTTAATAAGGAACAATATGAAACATTCGTTGAAGCACTAAAAAATGCAGAGAAAATAGAGTTTCGTGACTTTGAAAAAACACCCTATTTTGATGGTTGCCTCCCCATCGAAATTATGGCTGAGCGCGGACTTGAAACTTTAAGACACGGTCCTATGAAGCCTATGGGCTTAACCAATGCCCATAGTCCCACCATTAAACCCTACGCTGTCGTTCAATTACGCCAAGATAATAAACTCGGAACGCTTTACAATATGGTTGGGTTTCAAACAAAATTGAAATATGGTGAACAAATTCGCATTTTTAGAATGATTCCTGGTCTTGAAAAAGCAGAATTTGCACGTCTTGGTGGTCTTCACCGCAATACCTATCTCAACTCTCCAATCATTCTTGATCAAACCCTTCGTTTAAAACAAAAAAAACAACTACGCTTTGCAGGGCAAATTACCGGATGTGAAGGTTATGTAGAATCAGCCGCTATAGGGCTTCTTGCTGGGCGTTTTGCTGCTGCCGAATATCATCATAATTGCCCTTGCCTTCCCCCACTAACCACGGCATTCGGAGCTCTTTTGAATCATATTACGGGGGGCCATATTATAGATGAGGAAGCAGAAAGACTGTCTTTTCAACCAATGAATATCAATTTTGGACTCTTTCCCCCTATTGTTTCTCTTAAACACTCAGGAAAACGCTTGCCAAGTAAAGAAAAAAAATTAGCAAAAAAACAAGTTATAACAGCAAGGGCTCTCAATGATTGTATTCAGTGGTTAATGGATGAAGAATCAAAAAGCTCCTGTTTATAAAAAACACACGATTCGTCATTCATCCCATCTAATGAAAAATCTCTATAACTGTCGTGAAAAATCATTCTAAAGCCTTGTTAAAAATACTCTCTCAATCAATAGAGGCTGCTTTACACTTCATCATTTATTTAAAAATGTAGGAGTAAAATATTTTGTGTCTATAGAAAAAACTTTATTCTTATACACAGTTTAATATATTATCAACGATAAAAATGAAATAACAAGTAAACATATTATAAGAAACAATTAAAGAATACTTTAATTTTTATTACTATTAATATTTTATACTCTATATATTATTTAATCGTAAGATTTTTTTAATTACTTAATATTTATGATAGTCTCTTATTTTTAATTTTTGTATTATGAAGAAAAAATATTCTCTTGCATATCAGAAGTGAAATAAAGATATGAACCTAAAATATTTAAAACAGAACTGAATATATCTCTTCTATCTCAAATGCCACGAAAAATCACAATATTGAAATGACGAAGCCGCTTTATAACGTTACAATGCATTCATTCATCATAACAATTTATGTCTTTCTATAGTGAATGAGAAACTTAAATATCGTAAAATTCTTTATTTCAGACTCTCTTATAGTCAATCAATAAAGGTGATTTGCTTAGTCAGTTAAGCACTGGCTCACACAAGCAAAGTTAGTGTTGTAAGTTAAGAGAATTATTAAAAAAGGAATAAAACTGTCCTTTATGCGCCTGCCTCAAATGCCGCGAGCTGATCGAACCATTATAAAACTAAGAAAATAATATGATGGCGTTAATATACACTTCTATTAAACAAAAAAAGTGGTTTAGTAGGTTTTGTACATTTTACAGCATTTTTTTGTTTTATATTGATAAGTACTGTTTTTGAATAAAAACTTTAGCCCTTCCACATAACAAAAGCTAACGCCATATTTTATAAGCTATATAATGACTTATTATTAAAGTGGAATATTTATTGAAACGGCTAAAAATATATATTTCACGCCTATGGCATTTTATGCAATTTATGAAATGAGAAAAATGGTACGAAGACTCAAAATTCTTATATGAAAAACGTGTGTAATATCCCTGTCTAAAAAATATCTGTAAAAAAAACCCGCTTATAAATAAATCGGGTTTTTTTTAATGTTGTTTAAATTATTTTTTATTAACTGCTTCTTTAAGGCTTTTTCCTGCAGAAAATTTGGGTACAGAACGTGCTGGAATATCAATTTCAGCGCCAGTTGAAGGATTACGTCCCTTTGTTGCAGCACGATGAGAAACTTCAAAAGTGCCAAAACCTGGAAGACGCACATCCCCCCCTGAAGCTAAAGCTTCTGTTACAGAAGCCATAAAAGCATCAACAACAGCACCAGCTTGCACTTTCGAAACACCTGCCTTTTCAGCAACGGAACTAACCAATTCACTTTTATTCATGAGATATTTCCTTTCCCTATATTAGCTGACAACATGAGTTAATCATGTTATTGGTCAGTTTATTGAAAAGTACAGCAAACAGAAGTCTTATTTTTATCCAATACATTGTTTTTTTAGCAATAATCACAGTTATTCACGGAATTTTTCACTTTTTTTCAATAAAAAACAAAATAATAACCGTCACATCACCTTCTACACCTAAAAAAATGCTGTTATAAGTGAAATGAGTGAATCAGTGCGCAATCTGTATTCCTTCACTATCGCTGTTCTCTGAACAGATAGGAACAGCCACTGTAGAAGGTTCTTTCCATTCAATAGTGTCAGGAAAACGAACCAAAGCGTGTTTCAAAACTTCACTCACATGATTTACCGGAATAATTTCCATGTTATTTTTGACATCGTCAGGAATATCAACCAGATCTTTTGCATTTTCTTCAGGAATAAGTACTTTTTTTATCCCTCCTCGAAGTGCAGCTAAGAGTTTCTCTTTTAATCCACCAATTGGTAAAACACGTCCACGTAAAGTAATTTCACCAGTCATTGCAATATCTTTATGTACAGCAATCCCTGTAAGGACGGAAACAATTGCTGTCACCATTGCAATCCCAGCAGATGGACCATCTTTTGGTGTCGCTCCCTCTGGAACATGAACATGGATATCGCGTTTTTCAAAAAGTGGAGGTTCAATCCCAAAATCAACAGCACGAGAACGCACATAAGATGCTGCCGCGGAAATAGACTCTTTCATAATATCACGCAAATTTCCAGTTACAGTCATCTTGCCTTTGCCGGGCATCATCACACCTTCAATGGTCAATAACTCTCCACCCACTTCTGTCCACGCAAGGCCTGTCACAACACCAATGTGATTTTCTCCTTCAATCTGATTATAGTGATAGCGTTTAACACCCAAGAAATCATCGAGATTACTTTCCGTAACTTTTACAGATTTTTGATGCGTTTTGAGAATTTTTGTAACAGATTTACGGGCAATTTTCATGAGTTCACGTTCAAGATTACGAACACCTGCTTCACGTGTGTAAAACTGAATAATCGATCTTAGTGCTCCATCAGAAATGCTGAGTTCTTTTTTAGATAAACAGTGGTCTTTGAGTGCCTTTGGTAAAAGATGCTGCTTAACAATTTCCATCTTTTCACATTCAGTATAACCAGCAATACGAATAATTTCCATTCGATCCATTAACGGACCTGGAATATTAAGCGTATTGGCAGTTGTGATAAACATGACATCAGAAAGATCATATTCAACTTCCAAATAATGGTCAATGAATGTACCATTTTGTTCAGGATCAAGAACCTCTAATAAAGCAGAGGAAGGATCTCCACGAAAATCTTGTCCCATTTTATCAATTTCATCAAGCAAGAAAAGCGGATTAGATTTTTTTGCTTTTTTCATAGACTGAATAATTTTTCCAGGCATCGAACCAATATAGGTGCGGCGATGTCCACGAATTTCCGCTTCATCCCGTACACCTCCCAATGAGATACGAACATATTCACGCCCTGTTGCTTTTGCAATAGAGCGTGCTAATGATGTTTTTCCAACACCAGGAGGGCCTAACAAACAAATAATGGGACCTTTTATCTTTGACGCACGACTTTGTACAGCCAAATACTCAATAATTCTCTCCTTAACTTTTTCAAGACCAAAATGTTCATTATTCATGACCTTTTCAGCAAAATCTAAATTGTTTTTAATCTTAGATTTTTTACCCCAAGGCATTGCTAATAACCAATCAAGATAGTTACGGACAACTGTCGCTTCCGCAGACATAGGAGACATATTCCGTAATTTTCTCAATTCTGCTCCAGCTTTTTCCTGTGCTTCCTTGGAAAGTTTTGTACTCTTAATACGGTCTTCTAGTTCAGAGAGTTCATCGCGACTATCATCTCCTGCCCCTAACTCTTTTTGAATAGCCTTCATTTGCTCATTGAGATAATATTCCCGTTGGTTTTTTTCCATTTGCCGTTTAACGTGCGAACGAATACGTTTTTCAACCTGCAAAACAGAAATTTCTCCTTCCATGAAAGACAGAACACGTTCAAGACGAGCTCGTACAGGTAAGAGCTCTAATATTTCCTGCTTTTCTGCAAGTTTAATCATCAAATGAGAGGCAATCGTATCAGCAAGCTTAGAAGGATTATCAATCTGGCCAATCGCATTGACAACTTCAGGAGAGATTTTTTTATTAAGCTTTACATAGTTTTCAAAATAAGCAATCACCGACCTTGAAAGAGCTTCAATCTCAACATCGCTCTCTCTAGGTTCTTCTGTAACCGTTGCAAAAGCCTGATGATAACCATCATTTAAAGAAAATTGACTAATTTTTGCACGTGCAGTCCCTTCAACCAAAACCTTTACAGTGCCATCAGGAAGCTTTAAAAGTTGGAGAATATTTGCAAATGTACCAATATGATAAATATCCTCGGACTTTGGATCATCGTCAGACGCATTTTTTTGTGTCACCAAGAGTATTTGCTTATCAACCGCCATTGTTTCTTCAAGGGCACGAATTGATTTTTCGCGGCCCACAAAGAGTGGAACAATCATATGGGGGAAGACAACAATATCACGAAGAGGTAAAACAGCATAAACCCCATCTCTTAACTCATCTGTCTTTTCATCAATATATTGCATAACTCTCCTTTCTGGAGCCTATGAGCTATCTACAACACCAAGCCCACCCTTAGAAAATCTCAGCTCTCCACAATACATGAAGTGGTAATTGCTAATACATAAATCAAGCATTATAATGATATTATTAGAAATGCCTATTAAATACCGTTTTACCCACTTTTTATATTGTATATCATACAATATCATGCTGATACATTTTCTTTATCTTCTGTACGTTCTGAGTAAATATAAAGAGGACGCGCTTTCCCATCGACAACATCGCTCGAAATAACCACTTCTTGAACCCCTTCAAGAGCCGGTAATTCAAACATTGTCTCAAGAAGGATCTTCTCCATAATTGAACGTAAACCACGTGCACCAGTTTTACGTTCAATAGCTTTCTTCGCAATAGCGCGTAAAGCATCTTCGTGAAATGCTAACTCAACATTTTCCATTTCAAAAAGACGCTGATATTGCTTTACCAATGCATTTTTAGGCTGTGATAAAATTTGTACGAGAGCGTTAATGTCTAAATCTTCTAAGGTAGCGACTATAGGAAGACGCCCAATAAATTCTGGTATTAAACCAAACTTTATAAGATCTTCAGGCTCTAAATCACGAAAAATCTCACCAACACAACGTTCATCAGGGGCCTTAACAGTCGCAGAAAAACCAATAGAAGTTTTTTCACCACGCCCTGAAATAATCCGCTCTAAACCCGCAAAAGCTCCTCCACAAATGAATAAAATATTTGTAGTATCAACCTGAAGAAACTCTTGTTGCGGATGTTTACGTCCACCTTGTGGAGGAACAGAAGCAATCGTTCCTTCCATAATTTTTAGCAATGCCTGCTGAACCCCTTCTCCAGAAACATCTCTTGTAATAGAAGGATTGTCAGCCTTACGAGAAATCTTATCGACCTCATCAATATAAACGATACCACGCTGTGCACGCTCAACATTATAATCCGCCGCTTGAAGAAGCTTTAAAATAATATTTTCAACATCTTCACCCACATAACCCGCTTCAGTCAAAGTGGTCGCATCCGCCATCGTAAAAGGGACATCAATAATACGTGCTAATGTTTGCGCAAGATAAGTTTTACCACAGCCCGTTGGACCAACAAGAAGAATATTTGATTTAGCCAACTCAATATCACTGCTTTTAGACTGATGCGCCAACCGTTTATAATGATTATGAACTGCGACAGAAAGAACACGCTTTGCATGCTGCTGACCAATAACATAATCATCAAGAACAGATATAATTTCTTGTGGAGTAGGGACTCCATCACGCACCTTAACGCCAGAAGACTTATTTTCTTCCCGAATAATATCCATGCAAAGCTCTACACATTCATCACAGATAAATACAGTAGGCCCCGCAATGAGCTTACGCACCTCATGCTGACTCTTGCCGCAGAACGAGCAATAGAGAGTATTTTTTGATTCGTTCCCGCTATTGCTAATTTTGCTCATTTTTCTTTCCTTTCACCACGATATATGAATACTTCGCCTTTTCAAAGGAAGCTTTTCATCATGAAAACTAAAAGACATATAGAAAACCATGGATGTCTCAATATTTTTAGGTGTTTCTCTTAATTTTTGCGATATTTTATAAAACTCTTTAATTAAAGTAGCTGTTTTTTCTATAAAAACTCTTAATCTTTTTCTTCTTTTTCAGTTTCTGCACGATACTGTATAACGTCATCAACTAAACCAAACGCTTTTGCTTCTTCTGCTGTCATAAAATGATCGCGATCAAGCGTTCTCTCAATAACCTCGTAATCTTGACCTGTATGTTGAACATAAATTTCATTTAAGCGCCGTTTCATCTTTATAATATCTTGTGCATGTCGCTCAATATCTGAAGCTTGACCTTGAAAACCACCAGATGGCTGATGCACCATAATACGCGCATTGGGCAATGTAAAACGATGACCTTTTGCTCCAGCTGTGAGCAATAATGATCCCATAGATGCCGCCTGCCCCATACAAAGCGTAGAAACAGGAGGGCGAATGAACTGCATCGTATCATAAATAGCCATACCAGATGTCACGACACCTCCTGGCGAATTAATATAAAGACTAATTTCTTTTTTAGGATTTTCCGCTTCCAAGAAAAGTAATTGTGCACAAACAAGCATTGCCATACCATCTTCAACAGGACCATTAATAAAAATAATCCGCTCCTTTAAAAGACGGGAAAAAATATCATAGGCCCGTTCACCACGATTGGTTTGCTCAATAACCATAGGTACAAGGCTTAATGCTGTTTTCATTGGATCACTCAT